GGCCCTTGATGGGCTAGACGGCGACCAGCTCGAGTGCCGTGGTGATGCCATCCCACCGTGAGTGCTTCGAGGAGTTGCACGAGGCGCACGCTGGGCGAAGGTTGGCGAGGATGTGGGCTCCGCCCGCGCTGAGCGGCTTGACGTGGTCCATGTGCTCCCACGGAGACCCGCACATCCAGCACTTCTCGCCGTAGTAGGCGACCCTGGAGAGCAGGCCGTCGGCAGTCACATCTCCGACTACGACGCCGTGCTCGACGGCTCGGCGGCGCATGCCGGTCACCCACATCGAACGGTTGATCTCGTCCCGTCGCTGGGCGTTCTCTTGGCGCATCCGCTCGCGGCCCTCGGGGGTGGATCGGCGGACCTGGCGGCACGCTGCGTGGCGGGCCGCTACCGACGGCTGGGCGCCGTAGCAGCGTCGGCACAGGCCCTTGGCGCGGTGGGGGCGGTCGGTCGTCCCACACGAGGTGCATGCCTCGAACGAGAGGGACCAGGCCATCAGTTGACCCTCCCACCAGCAAGGGCGGCGTTGATCTCGTCCTCGTGCTTCTCGAAGTCGGCGACCGACATCTTCGCGATCTCCTCGCGGGTCCAGGTCTTGCGGTCACCGTTGCCGTTCATGCCGTCGGACCCGGACGACCCGGACGGGCGGGCGGGCTCGCCCTTGAACTCGGGAACGTCGCCCAGGGCCTTCGCCACCGCGGCAGTGATGGCGTCGCCGTCGGGCTTGCCGTCGGCGGTGAGCTCGTCGCGGTCGGTGAGGTCGACGAGGCGGAGGAACCGGTCGACCCGGTCCGGCTTGACCCCCGCGGCGATCGCAGCGCGCTCTGCGGCGGTCTCGATCTTGGTGGTGAGGATCTCGGCGCGGGCGGCTTCACGTTCCTGCTCGAGCTGGGCCTTCTCGGCCTTGAGCCGGTCGGCCTCGGTCATCGACTGCTGCTCGAGCCAGGTCTTGAGCTCCTTCTCGGCGGCAGTCTTGGCGGTGCCCTTGGCCTTGCCGATGAGCTTGTCGATGTGGGCCTGCTGGGCGGGCGTGAACGCCACGTCGCCGGTGTCGCCGGCGCTGCCGGTGTCTCCGCTCTGGTCTCCGGTGTCGCCGGTGTCGCCCTGGCCGGTGTCGTCACCGGTGCCGGCGTCGCCCGCTCCCCCGCCGCCGGCGCCGTCGTCGGCGAAGAACCCGTGGCGGAACATGGCGGCCAGGCGGAGCAGGAATCGGATCCTCATCGATGGTGAGTATGCGACGCAGCTAGGAAGCACCCCGCCGGTCAGTGCGCCGAACCCACCACCTCGCGGTAACGGAGGCGCTTGAGGTCGTGGGTGTCGACGTGATCGCGGAGCCTTCCCTGCCACTGGCGTGTCTTCGCTCTCGCCGCGGCGGCGGCCTGGTCGTCGAGAGCGGCGAGCTCGCGGCGCTTCCACCGTCGGACCCCCCGCTCGAGGTAGCGCTGCTGCTGGCGGTTGGTGTCGCCTTCGGGGTCGGCGGTGCCGTGCATCGGCCGGGTCAGCCCGGGGACGTACAGCCCGAGGCGGTGCCGGCAGTTGGCGTGCTGGAGTCCCGCCCCGACCGCCTCGGCGACGGTGCCGGCCACGGTCATGCCGCCGCCGACGTCGCCGGTGGTGGCCCCGGAGATCGACAGGACCCGACCCTCCCACGGCCGGCACGCGGGGCATTCCTGCGGGGCGTCCGACACGATCACCAGATCTTTCCCGGCGGCCTGGTACCGGTCGAGGGCGCCCTGGACCTGGGCGCGGCCGGCGGCGGTGCGGGCGGTCATCTCGGCGGAGGTGGCGAGCTGCGAGTTGCGGCCGGCCCGGTCGACGAATCCGGTGATCCCCTGGGCGGCCAGCCGGTCGAGGACCCGCTGGGACACCTGCCGTCGGGTGGCGGTCCCGGCGGCGACCTGGCCGGCGTCTTCGACGACGGCGTCACGGTAGGCGTCCATGACGGACCGGAAGATCCGCAGGTGGGTGCCCTCCAGGTTGGTGACGGCCTGACGGACGTAGGTGTCGACGACGGCGGTGTTCGTGTGGCCGAACCCGGTGCGGATCCCGATGTGGGCGAGGTCGGTGTCGGCCTGGGCGGCGCCTGCGGTGTGGGCGTCGCCGATGAGTTGGCGGACGGCGGGCTCGAGGTCGGCCTGGAGTTGGGCGAGGCGGGCTTCGGCCTCGGCTCGGAGCTGGGTGATCTCGGCGAGTTTGGCCTCGGCCCACCCGGGTTGGTCGATGCCTCGGGCGACACGCCGGGCGATGGCGGCGAGGAGGTCGGCCTCGGCTTGGGCGTACAGGTCGAGGAGGTGCTTGGCGAGCCTCAGGGTGAGGTCGGCGTCGGCCCCGGCGGGCACCAGCTCAGGAGGCGAACTCGGCCATGACGGAGAACAGGCCCACGTCGTCACCGAACGTGTCCGCGACGTCCTCGGCGTCACGCTCCACGTCGACCCTCAGCACCTTCGCCGTCGACAGGCCCGGGATCGCCACCGGCGTGACACCGGACGCCACCAGGTGGGCGCCGGGGACGTACTGGGTGCCGGCCGACACCGTGATGGTCTCCTCGACCACCGAGTTCGGGTAGTACGTGATGTTCCACACGATGTTCCCGGCGCCGCCCGCGTTCTGGGACTGGCCGATCCACAGGTTGAACGTCTGCCACACCCCGGGGATCGACAGGACACAGGTGCCGGCCTCGTTCGCGTCGGGATCGAACCAGGACATGCCGTCGGCGATGCCGGGCAGCGTCGCCCCGGTCTTCGTTCCCAGCGCACCGCCCGACATCACGACGCTGATGTCGGGGGCGGTCCACGTCAGCCCGTCAGGGTCGTCGGGGTCGCCGGTCAACACGTACCCGGACGCCGGCGGGCCGAGGTTGTCGAGCGCCTGGGTGCGTCGCTGTCGCTTCGGGGGTGCCATCAGTCCAAACCACCTTCGTCGGGACCGGGGACGAGTAGCCCGCCGGTCGGATCAACCACCATCAGGCCCTGCTCCGCCTGGATGCGGGCCACCTCCGCCGCCAGCTCGTCGCCCTCCAGCTCCGGCGACCGCATCCCGACCAGCGTGAGCGTCGACGCTGCCTGAGCGCGGCGGAGCAGGTCGATCGTCTCCGCGGTGCGGTGAGCGTCGGAGTCCACGTCGTCGCACAGCTCGACCCTCGGCCGGAACAGCTCCAGGCCGGGGGTGAACTCGGCCCGGTCGATCACCAGCAGGTTCCACAGCACCGCTTCGAGCGCCGGTTCGAAGTAGCGGCGCTTCCGGGCAGCGGTCCGCATCGTCTTGCCCTCCGCGGCCCGCACCTCCGTCGCCGTGCGGTCCCGCTGCCCGGCGCCGCGTTGCAGCCCGAACGTCTGCGGCGAGTACCCGGCGGTCTGCACCACCCGCTCGATGTGGGCCTCCGCCGTCGCCGCGTGCTCCTCGAACCGGATCTTGAACTGCACGTCGGAGATCCCCGCCCGCTCCGTGTGCGCGGGGTCCATGTCCAACGGGGTGAAGATCTCCTGGTCCAGGTCGAACGCCGAGCCCTTCCCCCGGCCGGCCTTCTTGAGGAACTCGTCCGGCACGATCAAGCGGGCCTGGCCGAGGCGGATGTCGCGCATCCACGACGTGAACGTCTCGTCGAGGGCGTCCATCACGGACTCGGTGCCAGCGCAGTCGGACCGGCCGATCGGTGAGGTGCGGTGCTTGCGGTTCGGGAGCGTGTTCGGCACGTACCGGCACGCCAACCCGTCGACACCGTCGGGAAGGCGGAGAGCGCCGTCCTCGTCGAGACGAGCGCGGAGGGCGCCGGTGGAGGCGTCGTCGGCCATGTCGACCTTCACGCCGAGCTTGTCCTTCGACCCACGGTAGAGGCCGTGGAAGATCACACCGGGCTCGTGGCGCTCCAGGTGGCGGACGACCTGCGAGTTGTCCTCGGACACCACCCGCCAGAACGTGACCGCGGTGAGGATCCCCCACCGGAACTCGGGGACCGCGGCGTCGGCGTGGACGACGTCGAGGAGCGGGTGGTCGGCGACGTCGTGGTCCCACCCGGGCCGCAAGTACACCCCGCCGATCCCCGCGGCGATCTCGGCGGCTTCGAGCATCGTGTTGGTGAGGCCGAGCGTGTCGGCGAGCTGGTTGAGGCGGTCCTCGCACGCCACCGCCCCGGCGTCGGGGCTGTCGCCGTGGGCCTCGGGGATGGTCAGCTCGGGGTCGTCACCGAAGAGCAGGTCGGCGGAGGTGGCGGCGACGTCCGCGGCGAGCGGGACGTGGATCCGCTGTCGGGAGTCGCCGGCCGACGCGGTGCGGCGGGACCAGAACCGGGAGAACCTGCCGCCGGTGGAGGTGCGGGAGGTGGAGGCTGCGCCGCCGTAGAGGGCGCCGAGCTCGGCCGGGTCGCCGGCGTACCAGGCTGCCGCTTCTCGGGCGTCTTCCTGGAACGGGGCGTAGTGGCGTGGGGGCCAGGGTTGGCCTGGGTCGGCGGGGAGGGGCACCGGCGCCCATGATGATGGCCAGCTAGGAAGGCGGGTCGGTCAGGCGGCTTCGAGGTGGCGTTGGCCGATCCAGTGACGCCACACGGTGCGGGTGCCACGGACGCCATAGCGAAGACTGTCGCAGAAGTGGTCACGCTCCTTGAGCGGCTTATCTTCGCCTCGAAGCTGGGCAGCTGGGTCCCAGACGTAGCCGACCATCTCGTCGATCCCGCCGTCGCACGAGGCGTGGATCTTGAGCCGGTCGGCGGCGAGGAGGGTCGAGACGTCACGGAGGCCGTCCTCGACGGCGTTGTCCGCACCACGGACCGACGACCAGCCGTCACGGGGAAGCCGAGCGATGAACGACGCGGCGGCGGGGTCGACGAGGATCCGGTCGGGTGTGCGGCACCCGGCCCACGCCTCGCGGCCCTCTTCGGCCAGGGTGTTGAGCCAGGTACGGAGCCGCTGGGAGTACTCGAGGTCGGTGAGCTGGCGGCGCTCCACGCTGGAGTCCCACCGCCACTCGCGGGCGACGTACAGGCGGTCGTCGACGCCCTGGCCGAGGAGGACGGCGACGAAGGGGTTGGTGGTGCCGTAGTCGATCGAGACCCACCAGTCGACGATGTCGGGGAGCTCGTCGACGACCTGGCCGGCGGCGAGGTCGGGGTCGAACATGTCGTAGATGGCGCCTTCGGCGAGGACCCAGAGGCCTTCGACGAACCGCTTGTACCAGAGCCCGGTGAACTCGGCGGACAGCGCGGCGATGTAGTCGGCGGAGAGGGTCGGGTTGTCGGTGAGGCGGAAGCTGAACCGGGCGAGGTCGAGGCGGCCCTCGTCGTTGGCGTGCTGCTCGAGACGGCCGTCGCGGCGGAGCCAGGTGCGGGCCCGGGCGAGGTACCGCTTGAGGAGCCAGTGGTTGGGTGAGTCGGGGTTGGTGGTGGCGAACAGCTTCGCCCCGTCGACGGAGAGGCGGGTGAGGAGCATCGACCACATGGACTCGGGCATGGTCGAGGCTTCGTCGACGTAGGCGCCGGCGAGGGTGAGGCCGCGGATCTTGCCTTCGGCTTTCTCGTCGTTGGCGCCGGCGATGTAGATGCGGCGGCCGGCGATGTGGACTTCGCCGGCGCCTTGGACGTAGCGGACCCGGTCGGTGCCGAGCATCTCGATGAGGGGGTCGATGATGTTGCGCTTGAGGGTGCGTTCGGTCTTGCCGATCATGAGGAGGTTCCCGGCGGGGCCGGTGCGGACGAAGCGGAGCCAGGCGAGGAGGCTGGTGATGGTCTTGCCGGAGCGGACGCTGCCCTCGAAAATATTCAGGCGGTGGTCGGCGAGTTGGACGGAGTGGCGGGCTTTGCCGACCAGGGGCTCGACGTTCACCCGTCGCCTCCGGTCATCGCCTGGAGCCACTGGTCCATCGCCGACACATCACGCCCGCCGGCGTTGTCGTGGCGGTCGATGTCCAACACCGTCCGCATCAGCGTCGACGCCGCCTGCGCCCGGTCCTTCTGCCCCCTCGCGTCGAGCTTCACCTCGACCACCACCGGGCCGTCGGCAGTCCCGGACACCACCGGCTGAGTGGCTTCGTACTCGGCCAGGAGCTGACGGGCCCGCTCGAGCGCAGCCGACGCCACCTCGCCACGGGCCTCCGCCGCATAGGCCGACCGGGCTTCGTGTGCACGCGCAAGATTCGACTCTCCGAAGCGGTGGCCTTCTGCGGCGGCGATGCGGCTGATGGTGTCGTTGGATCGGTGGACGGTCTTGGCGATGTGGCCGCAGGTGTGGCCTTCGTGGAGGAGCTCGACGATGCGTGCTCGTTCGTCGGGGGTGACGGGTTTGGCCACGGGGTTGATTGTGGGGGGGAGCTAGGCAAGGGCGGTGTCCTCGGGGTCGTAGTCCCAGATGAGGTCGGGGTGGAGGCCGGCGTGGATGGCGGCGGTGTCGGCGGCTTTGGGGTTGAGGCCGTGGGCTCTCCAGGAGCGGATGGTGCGTTCGGTGAAGCCGGTTCGTTGGGCGAGGAGTTGGTCGCCGGTGAGGGGGTCGTCGTGGTTGGTGTGGTTGGGGTGGCGTCGTTGGCCTGGGCGGTTGGGGGTGATGCCGAGTGCTTTCTCGAGGGGTTCGAGTGGGTAGCGCCTGGGCTTGGTCATGGTGGTCACCGTTGGCCGGTGCCGGGGCACGCGTGACCGTGCCGTGCCCTATAGAGAGGGGCACGGGGGCACGGTCTCGCGGGGGTGTGCCCGGAGCGTGCCGTGGGCACGGTAAGGCACGGTCTTTCGGTATATTTCACCTTGACCCCTCTCGATAGGGTTTGGTGCTGGTGTGGAGGTGCGCCGTGCCGTACGGCTCGACGGCGATGTAGCCGTTCTGGAGGAGCTCGAGGGCCAGGTCGATCATCTCGTTGCTGGCCGACACGCCGGCCCGCACGGACCGTTTCGACATGCCCTGGGGGTTCGCCTCGAGGAACCGGGAGACCTTCTCCATGACGGCAGTGGGCTTGATGGTGCCGTCGTCGGACTCGGCGGTGTCGGGGGTCTCGCGCGCCCAGGTGAGGGCGTGGTTGTCGGGGTCGGAGTCGAGGTGGAGGTCGGCGATCCGCTTGCCTTTGGCGTGCTGGCGGAGCGCTCCGGGCCGGTCCTTCTCGATCGACATCTTGGCTACGCCGTGGCGGCCGAGCCCGAACGGCTTGGCGACCTGGAAGGAGAACACGGCGCCGTCCATGGCGGCGAGCTTGTGCTGGGCGCCGATGGCCCACCGGCCTCTCCCCTCCCGGTCCTTGGTGACGTGGTCGATCTGCACGACGGCGGCGCCGGCGAGCGCGAGGCGTCGGGGGAGGAACCCGTGGAAGGTGGCGTAGTCGGCGTTCCCGAGGAGGTCGAGGCCGTGGAGGGTCATGGCCTCGGTGACGCCGTCGATCACGGCGAGGGTGGGCGGGTACCGCTCCAGGGTGTCGGCGAGGTCGGCGTTGGCGGGCGTGAACCGGCCGCGGGTCATGACGGGCTCGTGGGGCTGGGTGTAGTGGAACAGCTCGAGGACCTGGGCGGGTCTGGCGCCGAGGGCGAGGAGGCGGGTG